TCTGACTATGGATGTTTCTGGTGACATAGTACTAGATGCAGACGGCGGTGACGTAGTACTCAAAGACGGTGGAACTCAGTTCGGTAGATTCGAGAATGTTTCTGACAATCTAAAAGTATATTCAGGCGCTGTTGAGGCCATGACATTCAGTGGTGCGAATGTTACAACCTCTGGAACTATCACTCTACCTTCTGGGCACTTAAATACTACTGTAGATTCAGTTGCTGGTGCAATCAACGAAGTACATGATGATGTGGGAACACTTACAGATTTGTCAGATTCGGATTATTTGAATCACAAACAGAGTATAATTGCTGCTCTGAATCGAGTAGGAGCTAGGGTAGTAAACGTCTATGACGCTTCGGGCAACCTACTAAATACATAATATAGAAACCCACAAAAAGGTTGTAACTGAATGTCAACAGACTTACTACTCAAGATAACGAAAGGTAATACACCTATTGGTAAAGGTGATTTACAACAGTTGTCTGCGGCCGAAGAAAAGTATGTCGCCTTTCTTTGTGGTATTGAACTCAATAGTTACAGAGATGCCTCAGACGATGTCGGAGTACCAGTAAAAGGCGCTGATGGAGCTGCTGGACAATACTCGATTGGTGCTTATCAAGATTCAAAATATAATGAAGATGTAGGTACTCACCCCCAATCCTCAATATCACATACCACCACAACGACCTATCTTAATGCTGGTGGTGTGGCAGTCGATGATGATTATCCACCTACTAGTGGCACTGGTGACGGTACAGGTCACCGACCAATGGTTTGGGGTGAATATGATGGTAAACTAGGTCTTCATGAGATACGTGATGATGACTTAAATACTGTTGCGGATAGAATGAATGGTCTTATCGCACAACACGATCTTGCTGGAGTTTATCGACTAGATTCAGCAGGTTTCGATCCCACCGAAACTAATTGGAAAAAGATAGAAGTAGGTACTTCGGGTACTGTAACACAGAAAAAACTATTCGCAAGAGATAACAGAACTGACGATACTTATGTCGATTATCATATCTATCAGAAGAAAGCATTAATTACCGATATCCCAGCGGGAGCAACTGAAGTAGGTATTCCCGCTATCGACAGATCCATAACAGACACGGTTGCATTCAAAGAATTACAAAATGTTGAAACTGCTTTTACTATAGGTAAACGATGTAAGTTTAGAAGAGGAACGCAAGGTAACGTTGGTACATATCAGTTGAGAAGTAATTCTCAAGGCGCACCCTCTGTAGCTGGTCAAACATGGGTCGCAAAAGGGTCTGCGTTAGACACTAGAAACGATGTAGGTGATATCGATCACATAAAACCAAGAACTTCGAATTATACAAGATTCAGAACAAGTGCTTACGCTGGTAACTATCAGGGTGCGTACAATAGAATGTTCGCTGGTAACTATACTGGTAATTATGCGAGACCCTATACTGGTGATTATACTAGAGATTTTGTTTCCAACTATACCAGAAGTTTTGAAGGTAATTATCAGGGCAATTTTGCTGGCCAGTATACTGGTGACTACACAGGTTCGACCATACACAACTTCACGGGCGACTTTCAAAGACTGTTTGGTGGTAACTACATAGGTGATTTTAACAGACCATTTGTAGGTAATTACGCTAGTACAAATATTTATAACTCGGTCAGATATAGATCTGAGGATTTTTCTGGTAACTATACTGGTTCTACATTTACCAGAAGTTATGCTGGTAACTATATTGGTGTCCCTTATACTGGTAATTTCCACGGTGACTTCGCTGGTAACTATCAGGGTACTTACACTGGTGATTACACCATGACTAGAACAACGGAGAGATCATCTGCAACTAGCGCACGTAACTTTACCAGAGAAAGACAGACTCCTGATACGAGAACCAGAACATCAATTACTTCGACTAGACAAAGAGAAAAAGATTATACTGGTGACTATAATAGAACTGTAACAAGAACAAGAGTAACTGGTTCTACTTTATACTATCAGGGTAACTACACAGGTGATTTTAATCGACACTATAGTGGTAACTATCAGGGTAACTTCTCACAAACGTTTACTGGTAACTACACTAGCATAACACGTGTTACTCCTAGTACTGCGTCATATCAAGGCCCTACAAAGTATGTAAATAACTACTCCAGAACTTTCACCGCTACATCATCAAGATACGGATGGTTCAGTAGATTTGATCTAAACCCAGCGGGTTACTATACTGGTGACTATTCTGCTTACTATGTTGGAGAAGGGTTTACTAGTTATAACGCTGGTAATGTACACGCTCCTTGGTATACTGGTGTCTGGTGGTATTATACCAGAGGGCCCACAATCCGAAGAAATCAACTCCACGGCGGAAATCCAACTGAAAGACATGTAGAAAGGGTTGCGTTGTTCCACGGATACCCTCAACCTTATCCGCCTTACTATAGTCATAGTTATGTGAACGAGGCTGTCCAGAGAAACTACAATGCGCCTACTTATCATGGTAACTTCCAAAGAGACTTCGTTGATGGTTACACTAGAACGAGAGTAAACGTAGATACACGAACCAGAACTGTGAGTACTGAAGTAACGTCTACTAGAACTAGAGCTCTAGGTTACGTAGGTGACTTTATTGGTGACTATAGCGATGTAGAACTTAAAGTGCGTTCAGTCTTCTTTGCTGGTAATTACACTAGAAATTATGCTGGTAACTATATTGGTGACTTTGGTGGTAACTATACAGCGAACTATAGCAGAAATTTTGAAGGTAACTTCAACAGAGAATATAGTGGTGGTTATACAGGCGCATATACAAGAGACCGAAATCGAACTCGTATTGATAGTACATCGGTAACCTCGACAAGAGTTAGTACTAGAGAAGGTATTTCGATTGGTACTTATCAGGGTAATTTTGCTGATTATTTTGCAGGCGATTTCCAAAGAATCAAGGCTAAGACCTACACAGGTTCTATAGAATATACAGATACACGAACCAGAACTTCGACACGTCAACAAGTATTTGCTGGCAATTACATTTATGATTCTGTTTTGGCTGGCGGTTATCACGGAACATACACCGCAGTATCAATTCTTTCTTATGTCACACACAGAGAGAGTACAAGAGTTAGTACTTACCTAAGACCATTAGGTACTTACACAGGCGATTTCTCTCGTATCACAAACAGAGAAAGATTTGAGTACTACACTGGTACTTACGTAGGTGATTACAACCGTGACTTTGGTCAGACAAGTACCAGTACTTTCATAGGTAACTATATCGGTTCTACAATTTTAACAGGTTATAATACACATGCAACATATACGTTATATGTAAGAACATCATAAATAAGATTTTATCTATCGCAAACCTTGTATATACAAGGAAGATAAAATTTAAATAAACTCTAAATAGAGATTGAACAAACAGGGGTACACATGTCATCCACTATTAAAATCAAACGGAGCAATACGTCTGGTAATGCTCCTGACACCAGTAATATCGTAGAAGGCGAACTCGCCCTCAACACCGCAGACGGAGTTCTTTACTCTCGTGGTGGTAATGATATATTCGAGGTTGGATCAAATCTGACCAACGCAGATATTGACGCCTTAGTCGTTAACGATTCCGCTCAGATAAACGGAAAACTAGAAGTATCTCCGTCTACCGCATCAGATACTATCTCTCTAGGTTCTACCACTCAGACTGGTACGACCACACTCGGACAGAGTACCGCAACCAATACGATTAATGTTGGTAACGCAGCCACGGTAAGTGGTAGTAAACAAACAATCAATATCGGTGACAATGGTGTTGCTGGTTCCGAAACAGAAATTACCATAGGTTCAGATGATTCTGCCTCTACCACTATTCTTCAGGGTCTTACCCAAATAGACCAATTGAAACCTAATTTCATATTACCAAATGGCGACAATAGCATAACANCAGTCGCTNNATCNGGCAAATACATGAAATTGGGCGTTGTTGAGATGCAGACTGATGGTCAATATTATAAAGCGAGGTTTAGAACATACCTTACTGTCGATACGGACGATCGTCCACCAATTGAAACAGAATTGACCCTACGTTGTAAAGGTATTGGAACCAACCCATCTATAAATATACACTCACTTACCGATGACTTTTTTGAAGATGACTTCACTTCACCTGCCCTCTATGTTAGACAGGAAAATGATGTTGGTGGTGGCGGTGCTGGCCCTGTTAGGTTTAGTATATGGATGAAAACTTATGCGGTGGGGTCTGGACTTGAAATTTTCCTCCATGAACAAATTAAATCTGATAATCAGGTATCGGTTACTTATGAGTCAAGTTTTGCAGAATCTAGTTACATAAACTCTACCGATTATTTTGCTAGTGGTGGATCTACCAACGGTACTAGTTCTTCTGATGCGAAGGTTCATACTACTAGTAGTTATCATTGGGATGATTTATTCGGCGATGAACCAGGCATGGTTAGAACTACTGGTGGTAGAGGTTCCAATTCAATAAAAGTTGTCGATCGAGCGGGCGGTCTTCTACATTTCGATAGTGGCACTAATACTTATTCACATACCTATAATATATCACCGAGTGACAAGGCGCCTATCACTATAGGTTCAGACGATTCCGCATCCATCACTACTCTACAGGGTGTGACGAAGATTGACCAGTTGGCGGCTAGGATTAAAACTCCTACTGGTGACAATAGTGTATCAAGCATAACTACAAGTGGCAAGTTGATAAAGATTGCGACCATTGATCACACTACTGCTGGACAGTACTATAAATTAACACTAGACACATATTCTAGGGTGGCCACTTTAAATGCTAATTATAATGGTGAGAAAATTGCTCCGACACGTTCAGTTTTCTCTCTCCATTCTAATGGAGTGGGTTCTGCAGCACAAATGGCTTTACAGAATATTGTTACAGAATCACCTTTTGATCGTGGTTATCATCCACTAATCACCGTCAACGTTAATAACGATGTAGCGGGTGATGGTTCTGGCCCAGCTCGTGTCGAGTTATGGATGAGAATTTTCATTCCCACTTCAGGCGTGGAATCGTTTGTAGTATCAGAAATGAGTTCGGATCTCAGAGGAATGATGACGTGGGAAGATACTTTTGCTGAAACGGATTACCAATCTTTCACGGATGTAGCTAATATCTCAGGTTACCAACTATCTTCTTCGTCCGTTGAGTACACGCATACTACAAAGAGTTTAAAATGGGATGATCTATTTGGTACTAATGCTGGTATAATTAAAACCAACGGCGGTAACAGCACAACAGATATTAGTGCGGTCTCATCGTCACATGGTTTCTTACACTATGATAGTGATACCGAAACCTTTTCGCACACCTACGACATGTTACCGTCTGATCCTGCCACAAGTATTACTATAGGCGATTCTGCTCAGACTAATACTATTTCCCTCGGTACTAGTAAAGTTCAACAAGCAGTTAGTATAAACGCTGGTGTGGGAACAACGTCTGGTTCGATAAAACAAACCAATATTTCTACAGGACAAACTAATGGTTCATGTGACACCAACATAGGGCCTACAAGTTCTAGTGTAACGTCTCTGGTCGATATACTAGGTACTGTAAACATTGCGGGCAATAGAAATTCTGACACTATCACGATTGGTAGCACAAGTCAAGTTGGTGCTATCACTATCGGTAGAAGTCTCGCAAACAATGACATTAATATTGGTACGGGCGCCATGGATGGTCTTGTTGCACAAACTATCAATATTGGTAACAATAAAAGTAGTGGTAGTTCGGTAATAGGGATAGGTAACAATGTCGGTTCAGGTCTAACCCAGATAAGCATAGGTAAAACACTAAACATGGACGCCAACAATGGTGGGACATGGATTAAACTCTATAGCGATGCTGAGTTTCATAATAATGTAACAATAGATAGTGATCTTAGTGTTGAGGGTACGATTAACGGAAAGTATGATACTGTTATTACGTCAGGTTCTAATATGACTGCTACTGATTTTCTTGCTAATTCGGGCAAAAAAATAATTCATACACAAAGTTCAGATTTTACCATTCAGGACTTTCAACCAGTCGCTGCCGATGTCGGTAAACATTGGACGATAATGAACGCATCGACTTCCTCCCCTCAAGATTATGTAAAATTAGTTTTCGGTACGCAATTTGTCAGACTTATGAGTGGTACTACACAGTACGCTACTGAAGACACATGGAGAATAGGTCGTGCCGGTGTTGCAGAACTTGTGTGTGTAAACAGTGTTGCAAACGGCGGTTCGATAACCGCTCCCAACTTTATTCTTTACGGAAATAACTTGGACACTCAATAATATGAGTACTGTATTAGCACGTGATCTCGAAGAAGTCCCACTTAGACTTAAACCGAATAACGCTTTATTAAATGTTTCGTTTAATAAACGTAACTACCCTGTATGGTCAACTTGGAACGGTGTGTATTATGACAACACTTATGTCTTTAATACTGGTTCGTTTAGAGGTATCTCCGAATGGATTCACTACTCATCGACCTTCAATCAGGGGTGGTCTACTTATGTCGGCAACCTATTTCTTGACAAGGACACGAGGTTTTTGAATACTGCCTCAGGATCGAATTCACCGATGATGAATATTCCATATACGCAACAACACGGATTTTCTGCGGCCGCCCAAGATCGGATACTGTTGATGTATGGTGCGGAGGATTATTATCCCAACAATTATCCCACAGGCGCTCGACAAACTAATCTGAGACGTTCAGATTCACTAACTGGGGCCTACCCTAATACGTTCGGATCCCCCCGATTCGTAAGTAATACATACGAGAACGTTAGTGGCACAACATTAAATAGTAGTGCTGGGGCTATGTACTACTATAATCACTGGGCGAGACATGAATGGATGCAAATAGTAGACGTGCCTGATAGTGCGACAAGTGTTACCTTTGGCGCACTAGTAAAAATTGCTGATGACGATAAACTCAAACTATACAATTGGTGCGGAATCTACTGTTGTCAGGATACTGCCATAGATACAGCTGCTGGTCTGGCGACTCGACACGTCAATTATTTTGGTATAAAAAAATCCAATGACCCATATACTCGACCGACAGGTACAAAGACTGGTATGGAGGCGGGTTACAATTGGAATGGACATGCATCTAATGTGAGACCTTTAGACACGTTCAGTGTAAAATACTTAACTCCGACAACTCTTCATATTACTGAACACGATATGTTAGATGAGGATGATGTCGCAGAATTTAAAAGGGTCGAATATACGTTTGACCTTGAATCGGGAACAGGTAGAAAGATGGGATTCGCTATATTTTTTGCAGAATCTATCGGAAACATGAGACGCCAAAATGGAGATACAACTGGTGGTTTTCAAGTTACTGACCCACACATGGAGTTTCATACATGAGTATAGAATTAATAAGAAACTGGTTAGACGATTCCAGTTCTGTTACATCAGAAGAAATCGACTCAGCGTATGGTGCTATGTTTGAACAAATGCCTAGCGGGCCTAATTTCTGTCTGATAGCGTGTTTGAGTATGATGCAAGACTCTGATGCTAGTAATCTTGTCGATTCGATTATAGACAGAGTAGCAAAATACGAACAAGAGATAAACTGGTAATAAATAAAACATACATATAATATCATCATTAAACAATTAGGAGATTGAGATGAGTAGTAGAAAATGGTTAGATAATGCGTTCTGGGAAGCACCCGACACTAAAGACCATATAACGTGTATCTTACAGGTTATAGACGATGACGATCAGAAGATCGAACAAGTGATGCGAATCAGAAAGACTGACAAAGATGGTAATCCAAATCCAGACTTCGAAGAAATCGTTGAAGTTTTAGGCGAAGATCTTATCACAAAAAACACTGAAGATCGTATCAAACGTAAATCGTCAGAAAAAGAAGAAAAACGAATTCGTGATATTGAACACGACAAAGCACGTAAACTCGAAAAACTTTTTTCATACAAGATGGAAGCCTTTGAAGTCGAAGAAATCAAAAACTGTAAAAACAGAAAACTAAAAGCGAAACTCAGACGTGCTAAGAGCAAAGTCGAGGTCGATCTTTATGCGATGATGATTCTTCAAGAACACCTTGCTAATGAGGAGAAAGAGAGTGCCGAAGAAGAAACAAAAAAGTAAAGGTATTCTAGTAGTTGCTTCAAGGAAGAGAAGTTTCTATTGTTATGCGATTCAGTTAATAGATTCCATCCGTGATTTTGATGAAGAAGTTGACATCACTCTAGTATGTGAAGAATGGATGGTTGACGAACGTGCAGAAGAACTCGCCAACAACGTAATACATTGTAATGATCACTATCGTGCCAAACTATGGGGCATGGCTCAATCTCCTTACGATCTAACCATGTACCTTGACGCTGATATGATGTGTGAACATGAGGACATACGTACATGTTTTGATGAACTCGGTGATCATGATGTTATGTTCTCTGCATTAACGAGAGAACGTGATTACATATACGCTGAATATGATTTCGATACACCTGATGAGGGAAGACAATCATTTGACCTTTGTGGGGGTGTGTGTTTATATGATATGTCTAAACCTATTGTCCGTGAGTTTATGGAAGATTGGTGGGAACTCACCAGAAAACAAATGGACAAAGAATGGTGGCCTGAAGGTTATCCAACAAGTCTTCAACAGTGGGATCAATTCTCTCTCTGGTGGTTGACAAAGAAAGATCCTAAATACAAAGATTTGAAGATCGGTATATTTGATGATGATATGCGTTGGAATTACTACAACGCTTGGAACTGGGAAAGAACTAGACCAGAAAAACCTGTGGTATTAAGACACTTTTCGTGTGGCGTAAATAAGGATTTTCATGTAATATGACAGAAGAAAAATATAAAATGAGGAATATTCCCATAAAAAATAAAGAACTTTTGGGAATACTTAATAAATTTATTGAATTGAGAACATCTGATGTAGAATCTTTTGAGAAATATTTACATTTAATGTGTTTAGAGGATAAACAAAAAGAACCAGACAAGTATATCTCAGATGAGTACTTGCAAGAAGTTATTGAGATGGGAAGGAAACACGATGGTTTCCCAGCATCAATGCATGGTTATGAGTTTAGAACTAATCATAACACTCATAGATTTTTTCATAACGAATATCCTAAAGATAATCAAGAAGCAATTTACCGAGATAGATTCGTAAAAAAACTTTCGAAAGTTCAAACAGAACTTTGTAATTGGTTATCTTGTAGAAACAATGCTTTGACGGCATGTTACCCCCCTGGCGGTTACATAGGATGGCACAATAACGCAAATGCATCCGCATATAATTTTATATTCACATGGAGTGAAACTGGAGACGGTTATTTTAAATATTGGGACGTAGATAAGAAAGAAATTGTTTACATGTATGATGAGCCTGGATGGCAACTGAAGGCGGGATATTTTGGTCATTACGATGAACCTGATAAAATTTTCTATCACTCAGCCTCAACTGAATGTTGGAGACAGACGGTTTCATACTGTTATGAAAGAGGAGATCTCGCAGGAGATTTTAGAGAAGAAATAATAGATGAAATAATGTCAGAATAAAGGTTCTAATTCTTATAAATAAAACAAAGAAAACTACTTTTTAGAATAGGGTTATGGCAGATTACGAAGATTTTTCAATCGATCAAGGCGCTGATGTTGCAATTGAATTGCACCTAAAGGAACCTGACGGTTCGGTGAAAGACTTAACAGGTCACACAATTACATCTAAAATGAAAAGAAACTATAACTCCGGCGCTGAAGACACGATTGACTTCAACGCTGCTATAGAAATCCCTTCAACAGATGGAATTGCCGTACTTAGTTTGACAAATTTCCAAACAGATCAACTCAATACATCTGGTAGATACGTGTATGATGTTGAATTGTCTTTTGTGGACACTGATGGTAATACTATTGTTGAAAGAATTCTTGAAGGTAAAATAAAAGTCAATCCGTCAGTAACTAGGTAGATAAAGATGTCGGTAGATGTAACAACAGGTCGAGGAGCAACCGTAACCGAAGTCAAGGTTAGGGGTAAGACTAAAGTACATTCTATGAGAGTCGGTAGACCTATAAAGAACATACAAACGGCTAGCGGTGACATTAACAATTTGATCGGCATCAACACCAGAGATAAAGAAGATGGAAGTGTTCTGGTATACAATGGTGACACGCAAAATTTCGAAGCAACAAAGAATCTAGAAAATCAGTTCATTAACGGAGGAAACTTTTAGTGGCAACTGAGATTAAAATTAAACGATCAGGAGTTGCGGTTTCCCCGACTACTCTTGGCGCTGGTGAACTGGCCTACACTTGGGAAGGAACTACTGGTGGTAAACTACTCATCGGTTGGGGAGATGAAAATGTTAACGGTGAAGCTGCAAATATAGGTGCCATCGGTGGTGTTTACTATACCAATCTGTTGAGTTCAACTGCTGGTCAAATAGCGAACGGAAAAGCGGTCATCCTAGACGCTAGTTCTAAAGTTGACTCGTGGAATGTTGATAATCTAAAACTCGATGGTAACACTCTCAGTGTAACTGCTGTTAATACAGCGTTAAGCCTTTCACCAAACGGCACAGGAACGGTTACTGTTCCAGCAGGATACAAAGACCGAACTGGGTTTGGTACTAACTCATTAACCACCAAAGAATATGTTGATGCTCAGACAGGCGCACTGTCTATGGTCATCACACTGGTGGATGATAATGCCGACTCTGACAAATATACTACAGGTACTAATCTAACCTTTGCTGGTGGTACTGGACTAACATCTGTTGTCACGGATGATACAGTAACGTTCAACATGGACAACACATCAGTTAAGTATGGCGGTGTAAGTGTTTCATTGGGCGACTCCGTTGCTCAACCAGCATTCGACTTAACAAATGCGACTAATTATCCAACCTCGTCTTTAAGTGGTACGATCACCAACGCTCAACTCGATGGTTCTATCGCAAACGATAAACTTGCAAACTCAAGCGTAACAGTTGGTACTACCGCAATCTCACTTGGTGGTTCTTCTACTACAGTAGCTGGTTTAACCCAACTTGATGTTGACAATATTCGCATCGATGGTAACACAATCAGTACAACTGACGCTGGTAACACAACACTTTACTTAGACCCTAATCCAGTAGGTGATTCTGGTACGGTTGTTATCCAAGGTGATTTACAAGTTCGTGGTAAACAAACAACCATAAACTCAGAAGTAGTTTTAATACAAGATCACGCATTAGTTCTTGCTGACAGTGCGTTAACCTCTGCACAGGCAGATCTCGCTGGTCTTATCATCGGTGATTCTACTTTCAGTGGACGACCAACCTTCCTATATAACCATAGTGGTGAGAAGTGGGTTTCTAATAAACCTATTCAAGTTTCTAACACTGCTGGGTTATTGTTCAATGGTGACAGTGTAAGTGAAATCATTGATGATCGTGTTAGTGGATTATTGGTAGAAGGACAAAGTATTGGATTGACATATACTGATGCTTCCAACACTTTGACTATCAACGCTGACGTTGCGACTACAAGTGTGATAGGTGTTGCTAAGTTTGACGGTATTGCTGAATCAGATGGTGGATCAACTAATCAGTTTACTCTTACCTCTGGCGGAGTTAGACTTACTGCTATTGACGGCGGAACATACTAATTAATTTAAGAGGAAGATATGGCAAGTCCTAATACTAGACAAGAACTAATAGATTATTGCTTACGTAGTTTAGGTGCGCCTGTTCTTGAGATAAACGTGGATGACGAACAACTAGAGGATCGTGTAGACGAAGCTCTTCAGTGGTTCCGTGAGAATCATCCTGACGGTTCACGTAGACACTACATGTCGTTTGCCGTCACCCAAGACATTATTGACAACGGATATATCGATCTAGGGGATGCATCAATCTCCACTGTTGTTCGTATGTTCCCGATCAACACTGTTTCACAAACAACAAATTTCTTTGATATCAAGTATCAGATGATGTTGAACGATGTTACCGATCTAAACAACTACGCTGGTGACATTGCATACTACGAACAGATGCAACAACATCTTTCATTACTTGATATGAAACTAAGCGGTACACCCGAAACTACATTTGACCGACAGGCTAATCGTTTATACTACTACTTGAGTTCAGAGAAACTCACGGTGGGAGATCACATTGTTATCGAAGTTTATGGTATTAGAACTCCAGATAGTACTGGCGCAGAATACAATTCTCTGTTCAATCATAAGTTTCTTAAAGAGTATCTAACCGCAATTATCAAAAAACAATGGGGAACCAACCTATTAAAGTTTGATGGCATGACCTTGCCTGGGGGTGTTCAGATTAGTGGTCGTTCTATATTTGAGGACGCTAACAATGAACTTGAACAGATTCGTACTAGGTTTAGGGAAGAGGAAGATGTAGGCCCTATCTTCTTCGCAGGGTAATATGGCAACAAATCCGTATATAAGCAAAAAGGTACGATCCGAACAAAGTCTTTACGAAGATCTCGTAATCGAGTCTCTGAAGTTCTATGGTGAGGACGTATACTACATCCCACGTGAGATCGTTAACAAAGACACCATCTTTGCTGATGATGTACCCTCACGTTTTTCTGATGCATATAAGATCGAGACGTACATCGAAAACACCGAAGGGTTCGATGGAGAGGGTGATCTATTCACTAAATTCGGTATCGAGTTGCGTGATCAGGCCACATTCGTATTTGCACGTAGACGTTGGAAGAAACTCATTGGAGACAATCTAGCAGAGGTTGGGTTCCGTCCACGTGAAGGTGATATCATTTATCTACCAATGTCGAACTCTATGTTCGAAGTATTGAAGGTAGAGACCGAGACTCCGTTCTATCAACTAAGTCAACTACCGACATTCCGTTTACAGTGTGAGTTATTTGAATACAGTGACGAAGACTTCGATACTAACATTGCATCTATTGATGCCGTTGAATATGAAGGTGCTTACCAGTACAAGGTCACTATGGAAACGCCATCATTAACATCAGTACAAATTGATGCTAATGGTATTGATCTAGCTACTGGTGCTATAGGATCATTTGATATAACTAATGGTGGTAAAGGTTACTTAACTGCACCGATACCTACTGTGTCTGTCCCAACTTCAGATATTACTAAATTTGGAGTAAACTCACTAAACTCCAATACCCTAAAACAGTTTACTAAATCTCATTTGTTTACCAGTGATAATGGAACGGTAGAATGTTTTATCTATCCTGAATCGTTGCCTTCTTCTGGTAGACAGGAAGCGTTGTTTGCTATTGGTGGAGATGTTGAAGGTGACACAAATTCAATGGTCTTCGGTATAAATGAGGACGGTAAATTAATATATTCCTTCTCTGACGCTTTAGGTGGTGAGAGTAAACATGTTATAACTTCATCAGAGATGACCATAAACCAATGGTCTCACATTGTTATCGGTGTAGATTCTAATGGTTCTGGTCAAATGTCTCAATTATTTGGTTATGTTAACGGAAGAATGGTTTTAGATAGTGATGTTAACAGAGACTTAAATCTTGTAGGAGATTTACCATCTTCCGTTGGAGCTAGTGCGTTGAGAGTCTATAACGGAGAGTTCTATCGTAAGTTTGAGGGTAGAATAGACGAATATAGAGTTTTAACTGGATCGAGAACAGATCTTGAAATACCACGGTTAACAACTGACTCAAGTTACGATTTTGGTATTGTGGGCGCAACAGGACAGTACACATTCGATGCTGATCAATTTGATAGATCTGGTACAATAACAGACTTATCGAATCCAACTTTGAATCTGTTCTTGGGTGACACGTTAACCTTTAACCAACGAAAACTTCAAGTATCCCCACAATTGGGATTCATTATGAGTGGGTCTTTTGGTGGTGCGGTTGTAAGTGGTAACACATTCACATTCCCGACAGGCGCCGAAGATTGGGCGGGTTTCATTAACCAAAATGACGGTCTATATCCTTTAGGTCTAGACGTTGGTAGTTATTTAAGGTTCCGAGCATATGTTCCATCTGGTGGGTCGGTTGATGTTAGATTTAGATTTGAGTTCCAGAGTTTCCCCGATACCGAACCTTCATATGATACTAACAGTGTAACTATCAGTGGCGATACAGAAAACTCTTACGAAGTATACATCCCAGCACAGGATGAAACTTACACATACAGTAACTTTATCATGTATGTGGAAACAAGAGACGAACCAGTTTACGTCCAAATACAAGGTCTTTACTATACCCAGCCAGGTCAACACCCATTACAAATTGAGGATAGCGCTGGTTCGGTAGTTGTAGCAGCTCAGGATAGTGACGGTACAGGCACAATCAGTACAGTATTCTCACCAACATACGATGGTAGTTACTACTATCAGTGTACCAATCACGCAAATATGAGAGGTCAAATAACTGTTGAAGACATTGATCTAGAACCAGTTACTTCTGCATTTGATAGTAATAGCAACACTGCGTTACTAGAACACTTTGAGGGTGAAAGAGCTGTCCTAACAACCAGTATAACGGATGGTGTAGTAACATCGGTATCTGTCGTTGACTCTGGTCAATATTATAATGGTGTACCTACCATCACTGTTCCTTCACATCTAGATTCCAGTGATTTCTTAATTGGAGAAACGGTAACGCAAACAAATAGTAATTATACAATTAAAGGTGAAGTTACTCGTTGGTCGGACAGTGATCGTATACTTCAACTCGCTCATGTTGGTAGTACTGATGGTACGTTTAAAACATTTACGACAAATTCAACAAGAGTGGTCGGTGAAACTTCTGGTGGTCAATGGGTTCCTACTCTTGTAGGAGAAGTACAGGAAATACAACCTACTGCACAGAATAAAGTGTTTGATGATTTTGAGGCAGACTTCTTAGACTTCTCAGAGTCTAACCCATTCGGAGATATGAACTAATGTTTGGTAATTGGTTTTATAACAAGCGAGTAAGGACTGCCGTATCGGTATTTGGTTCTTTGTTTAACAACATACATGTGTTGAGACAGAACTCTTCGGGTGCAACAATATCTCAAGTTAAGGTTCCTTTATCATACGCACCTCGTAGATCGTTCCTAGATCGTCTTGCGGAGATGGCCAAGGGAGAGGAAGCAGAACGTAGAGTTGCAATGAAACTCCCACGTATGTCTTTTGAGATTACAAACATTGCATATGATCCAGAGAGACAACTACCCAAGGTAAATAAGTTTACCAGATCTGCCACAGACAACACCAAGAAGAAAAGATTTTATACATCTGTTCCATACACAATTGGTTTCCAATTAAATGTATATGCCAAGTCACAAGACGATGCGTTACAGATCGTGGAACAGGTCATACCATATTTCAATCCACAGTACACAGTATCGGTTAAACCGTTTGCTGATTACTCAGAGATTACTGAAGACACCCCCATCATACTGAACGGTGTTACATTCTCGGACGACTTCGAAGGATCGGTAGGTCAAAGACGTACTATCCTCTATACGTTAGACTTCGAGATGAAAGTGTCGTTCTATGGCCCAGACAAAGATGCGCCTATCGTAAGAAATGTAAATACCAACTTCTTCTTAATGAATGAGGGGTTACAGGACAGTGACGTATTTGTAAGTGGGATAAATATAACACCTACACCATCTAATGTAAGTCCAGATGATGACTTTGGATTCAATGTAACAACTTTTGACAGTGAAGCAGAATGACAGATGAAAACAAAAATGTTAATACCGATTATGAATATTCAAGAGACACCTACTACGAGTTAATCGAGAAGGGTAGGGAGTCATTGGAACTCATGATCGAAGTGGCACGAGAGTCAGAACACCCTCGT